CAAACCTTCGCCGCTCTTTCCAGCGCTGCTTGCATCGCTGCTGTATGGGTGGGAGGTGCGAGAAACAGCGGCGACCATGCGCCCGACTTCTTGCGCGCTTCATCCATTGCGCTGTTGTGTATCGGGCCTTGGTAGCCGCCGTCTTCGTCCACAATCCTTACCCAAAACATGGGCTCCCCCGCTTCAGCCTCAGAGACGGCAGAGGACAACTTCATGGATGCCAGTACCAACGGGTCGCGCACCTTGTACGGCACCGGGAACTTGCGGTCTGCGTCCCATTTCAGCGCGGCCTCAATCGCTTCTTTTGCCATCTTCATCGCGTGTAGGCTCATGGCTGATCCTTGATCGGTACGCACAGCCAATACTCGTGCTGCTCGTTGAGTCGCTTGTGACTTCCGCACTCGATGTCCCACACGGTGCGCGCCCCCATCAGAGGATAGTCAGCGCCAGGCAGGCAGTATTCCGTTTCCATTCGCGCCCGCCCGCTCATGGAGCCTTCGGGGTCGCTGAATGACGAATAAACCTGCAACTCCGAGTGGTGGCGCGCCTTGAGGACTGCCCAAACTTCGGCGCTTGTCGGAAGGTTCTCGTGGCTCATGGCTTCTCTCCGTTCAGATGGCGCTCAATGGCGCGGGCGAAGACGATTGGGTTGATGCCATTCTTCCCAAAGACCGGGACGAGGTGAGCATCCCACAGGCTTACGATCTGCTCATCCGTCAGCGCAGGCCGGGTGCGGGCGTCGATCAAGGTCAACATGCAGCGCAGGCTGGATGCGAGAACATGCGCCTTCCCATCGTGCAGGCTCATTCCCTTGGGATGCTCTGCCGCCTCAATCGCTTGCTCTATCTCGCGCCGAATGAAGCCCGGCAGTGCCCGCTCCCCAGTCGCTTCCGCCGTATTGGCGGGGGATGCGGGGGCGGCGGGAACTTGCCCAATACCTCCGCACTTGCCGCACTGCTCCAGCAGCGGTTCCGCGCCGATGGGAGCCTTAGTCCATCCTGTGCCGAAGCAACTCGGGCAAACTCTCAGTTCGGCGCTCATTGTCCTGCCTCCCTGGTGGCGATGGCGGCGCGCAAGCACAGCTTCACTTGATTGAGGAAAACCAAGGTGCTTTCGGCGCTGTAGTTCCCGTGGGTCTGGATGCTGTCCATCAGGTTGTCGAGTATTTCGACCGCTTCCTCGACGTCATCCCTCTCTTGCATGCCAGCGCCAGCCGCAAGGGCGCGAGCATTGCCGTAGAGGGGCGGCGTGTTGCGTGGGTCGCTGTAGTCGTGTGCGGTGCCTGTCACCCGGCCAAAGTCGCGGCGGGTGTAGCGATGAACGCCGTCTTCATCGAACATGCTTTCGTAGCTGGTGCCTTCATTCGCCACGCCGACAAAGCGCACCCATTTGCCTTCCTGCGTCCGGTACTCATTGCCTACGCGGTACGGCTCCGGCAACGCCACTTCCCCAGCCTGCGCTTGCGTCCTTGCCTCGCGGCTCTCACGGCTGGCGACCAGTTCGGCTAGTTTGGCCTGATCTTTTGCAAGCTGCTCGAAACGCGGGTCAGCGGCAAAGCACGGACCGGGAAAGTGGCCGGGGCGCTCGTGGCGCGGGTCAGCCTGCGCTTGCGCGGAATGGTCTGCCTGCGCGGGAGGATGGGCGGCAAGGGCTTTCGTAGTGCGCGCCACCATCTTCCTGCCGATTTCATCGGGTGCATCGCGCTTGAAGTCGATCCACGGGGCTTCCCGACTGTCCTGCAATTCGCCGTCATCGGAATACAGGCCGACAACGCCCGCGTACTGCAACGCCAACAGCTTGCGCAGATCGAATTCCGTGTTCGCTGCTGGTGCTGCCGCGCTGTCGGCTGGCAGCGCATTGCCTGCGCTGGGGGCGGCGGCATCGGGCGCGGAAGGGAGCGGCATCCAGTGGGTCGGTTCGATAGGCCAGCAGTTAGGTGGCGTGTCGGCTTCTACGCATGTCTCAAACCAGCCCTCTGTGCCGTTGTCAGGGTCTTCCCAATTCCCGGCGATGTACTCATCCGACATCCATTCGCCTCTGACCGTGCGCCAGCGGCCAAGCGTGTTCAGATAACCGAGCAGTAACGTGCGGCCGTCCTTCGGCGCAGTCTCAATCGGTTGCCAGCCATCTGGTACGGTCATCCCCCCTGCTGCCTGGGCGGGGAGTCCCAAGTCTTCTGCCGTGATGCCCAATTCCACTTCGGGGATGTAGGGGCGGGCAGCGATCATCTTCCGGTACAAGTTGGCGCGTGATTCGATGGAGCCACGCTCGTTGCTCGAATAGATTGGCCGCACCGCCTCAAGCATCGCTTCAGTCGGCTCGATCGGCACCAGCACAAACCCTTCCGGGACTGCTGCCGGGGCGGGGGAGGCGCGAAGGTGGGCAAGCACCGAGTCAACAATGTCAACGCTGCCGGCAAAACCTTCGCCCATCAGATTGGCGCGGACGTACTCAAGTCCCTCAATCATCGTTTCTTTATTCGCTTCCATTCTTCAATCTCCCTCAGAAGGCTTTCAGTGGCGCGGCTTCAATAGCAGAAGCAATGTCTGGATAGCCGCGGTTCTCGGCGCGGGCCATCAAGTCGGTCAGCAACAAACTGGCTATGCGTCCCGACTCCGCTTCCAGGCGCAGCGTGTTGCGCTCGTCCCGCAAGGCCGCCACATCGGGGCACCATTCAGCTACGCGGGTGATGGTTTCTTCTTTGTAGGCGGCGTTCATGGCTTACTTGATTTCGAGTCTTTTGCCGGTGGTGAGCTTCGCCCCCGGCACATCAAAGCCGTCCTTGATGGCCTGCTTGATGAGGGTTTTGTCCACTTCCAGCCGGGCCGGGATCTCGCGCATGTAGTCGAACGGGACCTGCTTTTCATCGAAGATTTCCACGCTGGGCGGATTGGCGCGTACCGACAAGGCGAAGTGCGGGCATTCGATCTTCGGCACGTTGGCAATGTCCATGCAGCGCAGCAGGTAATCTTTGACGTGCTGGGCGCGGTTCTCGATGGCCTTGCGCCTGGCTGCCATCTGCGCTTCAGCTTCCTTGATCGAAGCGGCGGCGGCTTCCAGGTTGCGAATCGCAAACGCCACGTTCTGCGCCTTGATTTCCAGCGGATAGGATTCCGCTTCAATCGTGTCCGCAATGGTCTGCGGGTCCGAAGTCGCATCCATCAGCGCTTCCACCATGGCGCGGTGTTCGCTGGCGATCTGGTACAGGGTGAGTGCAGTCATGGTCGAGTGGGCGGGGTGCGAACCCCGCCAGTCAGGTTAGAGGACGGCCCAGGCGCGGCGCGGCAGGGCGGCGAATGGGATGTCATCGTCAAAGTCGCCGGGACCGCCAGCGGCGGCTGGTTGCGCGGCACGCTGGACGCCCTTGTTTTTCAGCGGACGGTCTGCCAGGTGAGCCACCATGTTGGCCAGCAGTTCCGGCTTGGTCTTGCCGTTCAAGATTTCGCTGGCGGTCAATTCGGTAGCGGCTTCGAACGCGCCTTGCAGCTCGATCTTCCAGCCATACTCTCCGGTCGGAACACGATCCTTCTGCTTCTCGTATTCGCACGATTGCAGCAGCACGCCGATGGGCTTGTTCATCAGATCAACCAGCAGATCGGCTTCGTACTGCACATCGGCCTTGGCGTCGAAGTCGTACTTGGTCGCCACGCCCTTGACCGGGTTGGAGATATTGCGAAGGCGCATGCAGGCCATCAGCGCCATCAGCACCTGGAAGCTCGGCAGGCGTTCGCCGTTGGCACGCATGGTGTAGATGCTGAAGTTGGCGACTTGCTTTTCGTCCGATTCGAACGTGAAGGCGATGCCTTGCGTGCCGGTCGATGCCGTCAATGCTTCAGCCTTGATAAACCGCCCTTTGTACTTGCCGGTTTCCTTGATGAATTTGCCCGTTTGGTCTGCTTGCTTTGCTGCGGTAGGGTCAAGTGTGTACATGCCTGTTTTCCTTGTGGTTAGGCGGGTTGGGTGATGCCGTAGTACTCGGTGATGGCCTTGTCCACTGCCAGCAAATCGTTCTCGATCTGCTCGGACTCGAAAAGGCCGATAGGGGACTTCACGGTGTCCGACCCGCTGTTTTGCGTGGCGAACAGGTATTGGTCGTTGACCTTCATCGTGCGCAGGACGATAGTCACCAGCCCTTCCAGCACGATCTTTTCGTCCAGCAGCTTGCCGATGGTCTTGATCTTCACCTTGCCGAACTCGTCGGTATTGGTGTGGCTGAGGATGTAGACCCGCTTGTGGTCCGGCAGGGCGCTTGCTGCCATCAGCACGTCCCAGGCATGGCGGGCAATCTCGTTGTACTTGGCGAAGGCTGCATTGCCGACTTCCACATCGGTGACGCGGCGCATGAACTCGTTGGCCAGCACATACTGGAAATCGTCAATCACGATCACCGGCTTGTCGGTGCGCTGCATGGCGGCGACGATATGCATGCTGCTGTCGGTGACAAAGACGGAGCCGCCCTGGCCCTTCACGACCGGCTTCCAGTCCTTAGAACGGAAGGGGAGTGGCTTCTTCACCGCCTGGATAAGCAATGTATCCTCGGGTGAAAGGTTGCGAAGGCTGGTGGTCTTGCCTGTTCCCGATTCCCCGATAATTAGCGTTGCGATGCTCATGTCGATTTCCTTGGCTTTGCAGTAAGTTGCGATTGAATTGCGCTTGTCGTTCTCTCAGGTCTTGCAACTGCTCGAATTCGAAGAAGGCACGCTTGGCCCCGCTCATGAGTAGCCTCGCTGCCACTCGCGCCAGGCCCGAATCAGGCCGCGCTTGCGATAGACCATCAGATAGCGGATCACATCGACTCCTTGCGCCGTACCGGCTGATCCAGAATCCAGCGCCCATTGGCGCGCAAAGAGGTGATGGCTTGAAGCCACTTGCGGCGGGCATGGCGAACTGCCGAGGGGTTGGTGTAGTCCGAGCGGGGAAACAGAATCACGGCCCGCTTGAGGAGAGCTTTGGTCATGTCGGCGCTCATGCGTGCACTCCTACGACCGTAGGCAGAGGGCGGTCATCCGGGGCAATGGTGGGATCGTTGAAGTCCAGCCCCACCACGCTGGTGGCCTGCAAGCCTTCGCAGCCGTTGGACAGAAACATCGCCAGCACATGGCGGTTGCCGTGAATGTCGGTGGCGTGGATTTCCTGGAACCGTCCACCGGGTATGTCTTTCGGCTCGGTGACGGTGATGCCCATCACTTCGTGAATCGCGGTATTGACTCGCATGGTGTCTCCCTCAGGCTTTGGCCGGCGCTTCCAGGCACAGGAGGTCATTGATCTGGCCTTTGATCTTCGCCACCTTGCCGTGGTACTCGTCGGCCAGCGTGTCGATATGCTTATTAAGCGCCGCGACCTTGGCCGGGATGGGATTGAAGTCATCCGGCACTTCGTATTCCAGCGTGGTCTCGCCAACAATCACGGTTTCTTTGTCTTCGGTCGGCTTGTAGGCGCTGGCCGTGTAAATGGACTTGTCATTCCATTCGTAGTCAATGCGCGATACCCAGAGCTTGATTTCGACTTTCATAGCTGCTCTCCTTATTGGTTGTTGTAGGCCACGCAGGCCAGTGCTTTCATGCTGCGGAAATAACGCCCACCTGTGAGGTCGGCAATGGCATGGGGTTTTTCGCGGTAGGACTTGGCCATCTCTTGATACAGAGCGGCCACTTCGTCGGCGTGATCGCCAAGGGTGATTCCTGAGCGCTCGATGTAGGCAAGGGCGTCATCCGCTTGAGACAGGCCGACAATCCAGGCATCGGCCCAGTCCGCGCTGAATGGCAGAGGTTCGTCTTCGCGGCCGAAGTAAGCCGGGTCCACTTTCTGCGCATAGGGACTGCGCTCGTTGGCTTGGGCTTGGGCGTGGAGTCTCGCGTTCATTGCTATTGCCCCTCCGGCCAGATCACCGCATCAGCTCGTCCAGTGAAGACCAGCCAAGCAGCGCGGAAGCGTGGGCGAATGCCGTACCAGCCCTCAGGGCGCGCCGGAACGATGCTCCCGTCCGGAAGCCGCATCCCAACCTGTTGGGTGGTCTGAATGAGACTCGCAAGCCGAAAAACGTTGGGCGCCTTCATGCCTGCACCCGCGGCTGTTCCGAGTAGAAGAAGTCGAGCAACGCATCGAACCACTTGATGCCGTCCCGACGATCATCGGAAGAAAATTGCACTCCCTCCGGAGTCTTTCCAAAGAAGCGGCCATTGAAGGTGTTGAAGCCAACCGTAACGCCAGGGGAGGTCAGGTAAATGTAATCGCCGCCGCGCTCAAAGGATGATCTGTCAAGCTGGACGCCTGCCGCTTCGCATTGCTCGGCGATTTCTTCCACCGACTTGTGTCGCACGAAAGTTCGCATTCCTGTCTATCTCCCTTGTGGTCTGCCGCGATGTGCAGCAGCGATGGAGACAGAATAGTGCCACTACTATTAAAGGTCAATAGTGCCACGCTTAAATAGTGCAAATATTTTTTGGGGGTGCGGCAGGCTGGAAGCTTCTGTTGCTAAAAAGCCCCTGGTGAAGGGCTGCCTGATGTATGTGGCCTTCGACGAACTAGATGGTGGCAGCAAGGCATGGCGACTCTATACGCCCATCTATTGCATTTCTTTCACCGTTGCGTCTGGAAGGTGAGCGGCGTATGCTGTACGGGCATACAGTAGTTTCTGTTCCCCGCTGGGCAATCTGTTGCACCGAACCACAGAAACGGTTTCATTAGTTCACAAGTCGTAGGAGTAATCCTATTAAGTTGTGATAGGGTTAGTTACGACCCCAAGGTGCAAGAATGCATAAAAAAGCGAGAGAAACACTGGGCGATTACTATGATTCGGCCGATGAGGAGGGACGGCGTGCCATCATGGCCTTCGCCAGAGGAGAGGCCGCACGAGCAGCGGCGCGTCGGCCAAAGCTAGCGCTTGTGACCGCCAGCAGTCGGCCTGGCATCGGTCGAGCTGAGATCAGCAATCTGGTCGCGGATAAAGTTCAGCACGGTTAGCCGAGTCCGTGCGGGCAGTTGGCCATAGAGTGAAACCAGCTCGGCAACATCGCGCAAGTCCGGTGCGCGTTCTTCTGGCACTGGCGCCAGGGAAATCCCCCTTAGCTCCGCACCAAGTTCGGGGCTGATTTCGGTCGGCTCTACCTTTAGTGCGGTCGCCAATTTGACGACGGCTCGCACATTCAACGGGATTTTTCCATTCAGATACTGCTGGGCGGCTCCCTGCGTTTTCCAGCCGCACTCCAGAGCAAGCCATTCCTGAGTGACCGAGCGGTCCTCATCCTGCCGGCGCCGAAAGATCTCCCGCAAGCGCTTCGCGTCTTCCAGGCGTTCCTGACTTAAAGGTCGGTTATTCGGCATGGCCGCAACCTTATAAGGCGCACTGCTTGTTTACAAACAGTGCCACTGTTGACAAGCAAGAATAGTGGCACTATGCTTCCTGAAAGCCCATCTTCCGGACAGCCAACAATGCACCTCGCCGACTTCCTCAAAGAGCGCCGTCTATCACAGGACGAATTTGCCCAGAAGCTGGGCGTGTCCCAAGGGCTGGTCAGCCAATGGGTACGCGGCGTTACACGTATCACCCTCAAACAATCCCTCCAAATCAAGCGCATCACCCGCAACAAGGTAACGCCGGAAGACTGCGTTGATATGTACGTGGGGCCGCCTAAGCGCTTTGCCGCATCTGAGCAAGCTCAAGCCTAAGTAACAAATGTGACGTGCCAGGGAGGCGCGTCTTAACGCTCGGGCCGCAGGAAAAACAATGGCCGAGGTTCGCAGAGTAAAGGCAGTCCGCGCAATACCAATTGCGCTTCATCAACAGGGGAGCAGGACATGACCAACAGGCCGGCAATGGGGATGGCGATTTGATGAGCACCATCGTTATGTCCCTTTGCTGGCCTTTGCAGATGCCGCCCACGGCTAAGGCGGTGCTCATCTCCCTGGCCGACAACGCGAACGATCACGGCGCCTGTTGGCCTTCTCTGGCTACCATTTCGGATCGCACCTGCTTTTCCGAACGTGCTGTGCAGTCGGCAATCAAGTGGCTGGAGGCTTCCGGTGTGGTGGTGGCTGACCGCAGCAATGGTCGCCACACCCGCTACCAGATCAACCCGAACAGCTTTCAACCCCCGCAGGAGCCGCACCCCCGCATTTCCCGCACCCCCGCAGCAGATGCGTCTACCCCCGCAGGAGGTGCGTCGGTACCCCCGCAGGAGATGCGTCAACCCCCGCAGGAGGTGCCGACTAACCGTAAAGAACCGTCAGTTGAACCATCAAAGAACCGTCATAAGGCTGACGCCTATTCCGCCCTGGATGCATTGATCGTTGCAGGCGTTACGGAGCGCGTCGCTGAAGACTGGCTTTTGCTTCGCAAGAAAAAGAAGGCCGAGCCGACGCAGACCGCCATTGAAGGTGTGTTGGCCCAAATCGCATTGGCGAACCTCACTGCAGACCAAGGCATTCGCATGTGCTGCGAACGCGGCTGGCAAGGCTTCCGTGCCGACTGGGTACGCGATGACCGCCGCCAACCTGTGCGCCCGCTGGAGCGCCAATCCCGGCATTCCGGCTTTGAAAACATGGATTACACCCAAGGGGTGAAGGCAGATGGAACTTTCAACTAAGACCAAACCAGCCACTTGCGAAAAGCATGGGGACTACGAATCTCGCGGCGTCGGCCTGATGGGGAAAACCATTTGGCTGGGGTGCCCGACTTGTGGCGAGGAGGAGCGGCAGCGCCGCGAGAAAGAGCAGGCCGAGACGGATGCCCGCGAACGGCAAGAGCGCTTGGAGTCGCGCCTGAACCGTGCCGGCATTCCGTTGCGCTTCCGTACCAAGTCGTTTGAAACCTTCAAGTGCGATTCGGACGGCAAGGACCGGGCCTTGTCGGTCGCCATGGAGTTTGCGGCGAACTTCGAGCAGCACCGCAGGAATGGAACGGTCGTTGTCTTCTCGGGAAAGCCGGGTACCGGCAAGAGCCATCTGGCGACCGCCATCGGGCAAGAAGTGCTGCAGACCGGAACAGTGCTGTACGTGAGCGCCATTGATGCGGTGCGCATGGTGCGCGACACCTGGCGCAAAGGCTCCGAGAAATCCGAAACGCAAGTGCTTGAAATGCTTGCTTCGCTGGACCTGCTCATCATCGATGAGGTCGGCGTGCAGTACGGCACCGAAGCCGAACAAGTCACGCTGTTCGACATCATCGACAAGCGCTACCGCGACCAGATGCCGATGATCCTGCTCACCAACCTGAACACTGCCGAGATGAAGAAGTTTCTCGGTGACCGCAGCTATGACCGGCTGCGCGAAGGCGGGAAATGGATTGCCTTCGACTGGGAATCGCAGCGCGGGAAGGCAGCAGCATGAAGCATCACGCCAACCAAGCAAAGCCAGGCCACCTGGCCACGCACGGCCTGATGCTCAAGCAGACAGAGCAAGCCAAGCAGCGTTTCGGCCAGCGCACCCGTGGCAACGCCATGCTGCGCAGCGTGAAAGTGGTTCTGGACTGGAAGGCGCCGAAATGAAAAAGCGCACCAAGTCCTACCAGCCAAAGCGCGTGGCCATCCCCATGCTGTTCATGCAGCAGTCGGTATTGGACAAGTACCCGCACCTCCCGACAGCGGTGTATGGCCAGATCCACACCTTCATCGAGCGCCCGAGCGTGGAGGCATCCAACAACCTGAGCCACCAGATCGCCTGCATTGCGGGCGGCATGAGCCACATGGCGAACGGCGCTCCCATCCGTGGCAAGCGCGATGCCGGCTCCATTGCCATCTGCTCGGCAGTGGCTTGCATGGAGGCGATCTGCAAGCGCTTTGAGAGAACAGGCATGATTGCGGTGAACGACTCCGAAGCGCAGACCCTGCGCGGTGCAGCCGGGCGCCTGGATGAAGTCCTGCAAGGCATGCCGCTGTCCGCATATCTGAAAGCGGAAAGCGAGTGCCATCTGTGGCTGAAGGAAGCACAAGTCCAAGCGGAGGCAGCGTGATGGCTGCCTACTACAACGAGATCGACCCCTATGCAGCCCAGTGGCTGCGCAACCTGATTGCTGCTGGCCAGATTGCAGCCGGCGATGTTGACGAAAGGAGCATCGAGGATGTTCGACCAGACGACTTGCGATCCTATACCCAGTGCCACTTCTTCGCAGGAATTGGCGTCTGGTCACGCGCCCTGCGCATGGCTGGCTGGAGTGACGACCGACCTGTTTGGACCGGTTCCTGTCCTTGCCAACCTTTCAGCGCGGCAGGCAAGGGAGCTGGGTTTGCTGACGAGCGGCACCTATGGCCAGCCTTCTTCCACCTCATACGCGAGTGCCGGCCTGCAAAAGTCCTTGGAGAGCAGGTTGCAAGCAAGGACGCAGACGCTTGGATCGACCTTGTACAGGATGACCTGGAAGGCATGGGATACCGGGTCGGGGCGGTCCCGTTTCCGGCTGCGGGCATCGGTGCCCCGCACATCCGAGACCGGCTCTACTGGATGGCCGACCCCAACGACCAGAGACTGGAAGGATGGGGCATCTGCGACAGCGAACGTCCCATTGAACGCTCTGCTTGGGCGGGTGGTGTGGCTGTTCGGGGACGGGACGGCCGCAGCCGGCTCATTGAACCCGGCATTCAGCCGCTGGCTCATGGGGCTCCCGGCCGAGTGGGACGCCTGCGCGCCTACGGAAACGCGATCTGCGCGCCAGCCGCGCAAGCCTTCATCGAATGTGTGATGGAGGTCGCATGACCGACAAGCGCATGGTGATCCTTCGCGGCCCCGAGCAGAGAAGGCTGGCAAAGGACTACGCAGACGAAGTGCCTGATGGCTGGGTGGTGCGCTTCAGCCCGCCCGAGAAAACCCGCGATCAAGAGGAAAAGTACCACGCCATGATCGGGGACATCGCCAAGCAATGCCCGTTCATGGGCGAGACGCTTGACCGGGAAGACATGAAACGCCTGCTGGTGGACGCCTTTGTGCGGGTGATGCGCGAGATGGCGAAAGCCGAAGGCAGGCCCGATCCGTTCGGCGGGCAAGGCCGCTTGATGCCGAACCTTGACGGAACGGGCTTTGTGCAGCTTGGGGTGCAAACGCGCCGCTTCACGAAGAACCTGGGCAGTGAATTCATTGAATACCTGGCTGCGTATGGAGCCGAGCGAAACGTGCGGTGGTCTGCCGCTTCGCAAGACGCCATGCAGCCGGTGCAACCGTTGCGGAGGGTGGTGTGAATGAGTTGGCTCTTTTCGCAGGCGCTGGTGGAGGACTGCTCGCGTCACACTTACTTGGATGGCGGACTGTCTGCGCGGTTGAACTGGACTGGTATCGCAGATGCGTACTCATCCACCGACAGAATGACGGACACCTACGACCCGGTTTCCCGATATGGGATGACGTTCGTACCTTTGACGGTAGAGCGTGGCGCGGTCGCGTTGATGTCATTACTGGAGGCTTTCCTTGCCAAGCCTATAGCACCGCCGCTGCGGGCAAAAACAATGCAGACGATCTCTGGCCGGAAATGCGACGGGTCGTGGCAGATGTCGCTCCCCGGTACGTTTTTGCCGAGAACGTCGCCCGGCGAGCAATCGACGCGGCAGCAGACGACCTCGAAGAGATGGGTTACCAAACCCGCGCCGTTTCCCTTAGTGCGGCGGACGTGGGTGCAGACCATGTGCGGGAGCGATATTGGCTACTTGCATACGCCGACGACAAAAGCAAATTACTCAGCTCCATCGATGCAGAAATGGGCGGCCTGCAGGAATTTCGTGCGGGCGTTTGGGAAGCCTGCCCCGACGAATCAGGACTGGCTGATGGGCTGGCCTACCGGGTGGAGCGATTTGACGCCGCTGGCAACGGGCAGGTTCCAGCAGTGGCGCTCGCAGCATTACGCATCCTTGCCGGAAGCTAAGGACGCTGCCTGATGCTCCGCCAGAAATCCCCCCTACAGCGCAAATCTCCCCTTCGCTGCCGTCCCATAGAGACGCGAGTGGAGGTCAAGCGCAAGAAGAAGTGCGGCAATCCAGCCTGTGGGGAGCGATTTGTACCGGCGCGGATGGGGCAGAAGGCTTGCAAGCTGGAGTGCGCGATTGTGGTGGGCAAGGCCGAGGCGGCGAAGAAAGAGCGGAAGCAGGCAGCGGCCAAGGCTGAATCGCTGCTGCGGCGCAAAGACCTAATTCCGGTTGCGCAGCAAGTGGCCAACAAGTATGCCCGCGTGCGCGATCACGACGAGCCCTGCATTTCCTGTGGCAAGCCGGCCGGCGCAAGCGAAGCGCTCACAGGCGGCGGCTGGGATGGTGGGCATTACCGCAGCGTGGGAAGCGCCCCGCATTTGCGCTTCTACCTACCCAACATCAGAAAGCAGTGCAAGCGCTGCAATGACTCAAAGCGCGGCTTGGCTGGCAATCACGTTGAGTACCGCAAGGGTCTGGTGGCGAAGTTTGGTGATGCGTGGGTGGAGGCATTGGAAGCCGACCAATCCCCGCGCAAGCACGACATAGAGTGGCTGAAGCGGTTCATCAAGATCATGCGCAAGAAGACGCGCCGTTTGGAGAAAAGGAGAGGGAAATGACGCCGCCGTATCGCGTATTCATCATCAAGTCTCGCGGCTACCAATGGAAGGTTCGCGTATCTCCGCAGGATGCGCACCTGCTGCGCAACTACGTTTATCAGATAGACCCGGGGAAGGAAGGAACCTCCTTTTACCCCCGAAGGAAAGCCGGTGGCTACGGCCAATACATCTATCTGGCTCGGGAGATAGCGGGCTGCGGAGAGGGCGAGTTTGTCCACTACCGAAATGGCGATTCCTTGGACTGCCGTCGCGAGAATTTGTATGTGACCGACAGCGTTGCGGTGGCTGCCTGATGTGTACCGCCTGCCATCTCGCTTCCACCACCGAACACAGCGGAGCCTATGACTTCAACTGTCTGGGCTGCTGTGTGCGATTGGTGGCAGATAGCCGGCCGAATCTAAAGCGGCAAGACGCCATGTTGGCGGTAATTGGGAAGTTTCCCGGCTCTCCGGCGCGGGAAGCGATTTTAGAGAAGTTGAAAGGGGAGATGTGAGATGAGCTGTCCAGATATGAAGGCGATTACAGACTTGGCGGGGCTGTTGGGATTTTTCGTTTTGCTGGCGTGGCTAATGTGGTGCCTGAGGGATTAACAAGGGAGAGAAGAGATGAGCATTGAAATGTTGATTTACCTGATCGGGGCGCTGGACGGCATCAGCGCGTTTCTTGGGATAGTCGGGATTGCCTTTGGCATGGGCGCCCTTCTAGCAGCCATGTTGTGGAGCGTCGATGAAAACAAGGAAGCCAAGCCTTGGATTGCGCGCTGCCTGATTCTTGGCGCGTTGACTTTCATGGTGTTCGTGGCCGTCCCAAGCAGCAAGACCGCAACACTGATGGCTGCGGCCAGTATCGGCAAGGACGCCATTGCCAGCGAAACCGGCCAGAAGCTGAAGAAGGTCTTGGATGCCAAGCTGGACTCCCTTGTGTCTGAAATCGAGAAAAAGGCCAAGTGATGGACACCAATCCCCGTTTTACCGAAGCCGCCATACAGGAATCTAACCAGCCGAAAGGCTTTTAAAGGAGAAGTGAAATGAAAAAGCAAAACGGCTTCGCAACTGTGGTTGGTCTGGTGGTGTTTGCGGTCTGGCTTGTTGCTGCGGGCGGCTGGGTGTGGAACATCGTCAAACTGGTGGAAAGCGATTTCGTCTGGTCGGGCCTGCTGATCGCCCGCGCCGTGGGAATCATTGTGGCCCCTTTGGGTGCAGTCCTCGGGTTTCTGTGATCGGGTCAATCTGGCCGTTTCGATGATGGCCAAGGCATAGGGAGAGAAGAATGAGTGCAGATGCGATAAGAGAGATCGGAAACATCGTGGTGACGTTGGGCTTTTTCGCCTTTGGCATCGTTGTCATTTGGCTTATTTCGAGGGACTGACATGGGAGCCTCTCCCCAATTCACCGAAGCCATGGTACTGGCGCAGATCGAAGCCAATCCCGGCAAGCGCTTCCAAGTAGCGCCTCTGGCTGCGCAGTACCAGGTCAGCCGGGCATCGATCCGCGAGACGCTGGAAAACCTGTATCGCCAAGGTCTGATTCGCTGCCAGTCAGGCAACGGGGCGACCAGCTACTTCATCCCGAGCGCCGAGGAAAAGGCAGTCGAAGCCAATGAGCACCGCGCCCGGCCGTTCAAACCGCTTTCAGCATCCAACATGCCCAACCTTGACTACAACAGCAGGCGGGCAGGGTCGGCAGACATGTTGAAGGTTCCGAGCAAGCACATATAAGGGGGAGGGATGCAGCGAGACATAGATGAAGCCGAGCAATTGCTGCTCAAGTGGGCGGACTGGATGCGGGCAGGGGGCGGCAACGTCCGCGGCTATCCGCGCCATGCCCCCGGATTCCAGCCAAGCTGGATCAAGGACAATGAGGAACTGGTGGACGCTGCCGACAGCTACGAGATGGGGAAGATCAACGCTACCATCGAGAGTCTGTCGCAGCCGCACCAGCGCATCATCTACAAACATCACAACCTTGGCTTCAAGGTATGGCGCTTCCCCGATGAGGAAGGGCTATACCTTGCGGCCACTGTGGCTTTTCGACGCAAGTATTTTGCGCGATGAAGCAAAAAAGGCTTGCACAGGTGGAAGTTTTTCGATAAATTTGGAGATGTGGGGGCTTCGTGCGCCCTAAAATTTGAAAAGGCTCGCTTCGGCGGGCCTTTTTGCATTGGTACTCCGCACCATAAGCAGTGCGCCCAAGTTCGGGGCGGCTCGGAGCAAAACCGAATCCCCTTACTGACAAGCCGGGGGCGCGAGGTTTCACAGCCAAGCGATAAACGGGAAGATGCCAAATGACGCCCTACCAAGGGTATAAGCGATTCGCCCACGTTACGGGTTCCCGATAACTAAAGCATGTGACGCAACCGGCCTCGCAAGCTGGCTCTGTAGCCCTAATGCCGATGACTGATCCCTTCGGGGATGCCCGCTGCCTATAAGTCAAAGGCATTGGGCTTGTCACCCCATATCTGTACAGTTGTAAAAAGATTAATGTCTTCTGCTTCCCGAGGCTTGTCACCTTGCAGAAGCGCGTCCCGGCTTCGGTCGGGCGCACCTTATTGTTGTCGCACTGAGTCTCTTCCCGCAGGTCTTTCGCCCGTAGTGCCTTAACCGGCACACGGGCGTTTTCTTATCTCCCCGTGAGCAAGCCAGCAGCGACCTCACTTTGCCAGCCACTTCCACGGCTGGCATTTTTTATTCAATCAGCGGCGCCAGGTGCGCTGCGCCAATACTGAGGCGGCACTTAACAGTGCTGGAAGGTCATGGCGGCTTCTAAAGTAGAAGGAAAAAGACAAAAGACGGGCGGACGCCAGAAAGGCACTCCGAACAAGACCACTGCCGAACTGAAGGACATGGTTCTCAAGGCGCTGGAAAACAAGGGCGGCGTTGCATACCTAGAGCGCTGCGCAGAAGACAGCCCAAACGCATTCCTTAGCCTGCTTGGCAAAGTCCTGCCCCTCCAGGTGAAGGGCGAGTTGGAGCACTCGGGCGGCATCACGGTCAACATCAAGCACTTCTGATGGAGATTGATCTCCCGAACAATTGGGAGCCGCGCCCTTACCAGCTAGAGGCATGGCGCTACTTGCAAGGCGGCGGGAGGCTGGCGGAACTAATCTGGCATCGCCGCAGCGGCAAGGACGAGATTGCTTTGCATCGTGCCGCCTGCGCTGCGTTTGAGCGGACGGCAGGTTACTGGCACATGCTGCCTGAGTACACCCAAGCCAGAAAAGCCATTTGGGACGCGGTGAACCCGCACACGGGGCGTAAGCGGATTGACGAGGCGTTCCCGCACGAGTTGCGCAAGACCACGCGCAATCAGGAAATGCTGATCGAGTTTGTCAACGGCTCGACGTGGCAGGTGGTTGGCTCGGACAACCCCAACAGCCTGGTGGGGACGACGCCGGCGGGAATTGTGTATTCAGAGTGGGCGCTGTCGAACCCAAACGCCAGGGCGTATCTGCGCCCCATCGTGGCCGAGAACAACGGCTGGCAGATGTTCATCACTACGCCGCGGGGGCGCAATCATGCGCTGACGACCTACAACGCGGCAAAGAAGAACCCCAAGGCGTTCGCCCAAGTACTGACTGCAGCGCAGACCGGCGTGTTCACGCCCGAGCGGTTGGCAGCGGAGCGGCAAGCCTACATGGATGAGTTTGGGGCCGAATACGGGCTGTCCAAGTTTGAGCAGGAATACGAGTGCAGCTTTGATGCTGCCAATTTGGGCGCGATTCTCGCCAAGTCGATCACTTTGGCTGAGAGGGAAGGGCGTGTTTCTGACCTCATCGACTACGACCCGAACGGAGCGCCGATAGAGATCAGCGCTGACTTGGGCCGGCGCGATACGGCAACGTGGTGGTTCTGGCAGCCGGTAGTGGGTGGTTACCACCTGATCGACTATGAGGGTGGCTGGGGCATCGATGCCGAGGAATGGTGTGATCGCCTGGCCAAGAAGCTGGATCAATACAAGCCAAAGAGCGGCAGGCCGAGCTTGGGGCATTTCTGGTTACCGCATGACGCCAAGGCCAAAACCTTCACTGCCAAGCGCAGTGCCGAAGAAACCTTCGCCCTGAAATTCGGGTGGGACAAGGTTCGAATCATCAAGAGGACAAGCATTGCTGACCGGGTGAATGCAGCCAGGGTGCTGACGCCGCGTGTGGCGTTTCACGAATCGCGCTGCGCCCGCGGGCTGGATGGATTGCGATCCTGGTCCTACGAGTACGACGAAGAAAAAAAATCCTTCTCCAGTGAGCCATTGCATGACTGGGCGTCGCATGACGGGGATGGCTACAGCTATGGCTGTCAGGTCATGCAAGAGCTTTCGCCGCCACCGCCTGGTGATGGCAAGCCACGTTTCGCCATGGGCGTGAGCGATGGTGTGGTGATGACTGGAACAACGATCAACGAACTGATCCGACAAAACGCCCGCAGAAACCGAGACTACGAATGATAAACAACTCTCTCCAAGGATCGCTGCAAGAGGCCATTCGTTCGGCCTTGGGCTGCGCGAATACCTTTGAGGGGGATTTGCACGCCTTGTGTGATCTGTATGGCGTGGCAAACGGTCATCAGGACGCTCGGCTGATCGGTGCGGCGCAGAAGCATGACAGCACGATAGGCACGGCGTCCGGGGCGCTGAATTACTTCCTGCTCAATCCGACGCTGCCTACATTCGGACTGAACTTCGTGGATGGCACGGACACACTGGATTCGCGTGTGACGTTCACCCGTGCTTCAAGCGGTACGCGTTTCAACTCGGCCGGCGTTCTGGTCACTGCAAGCACCAACCAGCCGCGATTCGACTACGACCCTGTGACGCTGGCCATCCGTGGGCTGCTGATAGAAGAACAGAGAACGAATCTGCTGCTGCAATCGGCGGCGCTGGACAATGCGAGCTGGACCAAGAGCAACAGCACGGTTACAGCCAACGCAGTTTCCGCACCGGACGGCACACTTTCCGCTGACAAGGTAGTGGAAGACACGGCTACAGCCGGTCATTTGGTTCTTCAGGCTGCAACGGTATCGACCGGCAGCGCCTATACGGCCTCTGCTTTCGTGAAGGCGTCGGAACGTACTCGCGCCGCGATCTACATGAACGAGACTGGAGCCACCGGAAATCGCGCAACCGTTGGCTTCAACCTGACCACGGGCGCGATTGACAATGCGGCAGCGACAGTTGGCACGTTCTCCGGCGCGTCGGCAACCATTGCCAGTGTTGGGGGCGGTTGGTATCGCATTTCGCTGACTGCTACGGTTGTTGCTACCAGTGTGCAGGTTCGCTTGATGCCGCTTGATGCATCAGCAAGCGCCGTGTCCCCGTCATACCTTGGCGATGGCACGTCCGGCATCTACCTCTGGGGCGCCCAACTCGAAGCCGGTTCTTTTGCCACCTCCTACACCCCCACTACCACTGCTGCTGCGACCCGAGCCGCAGACGTGGCTGTGGTGTCGTCTCTGGCAGGGTGGTTTAACGCGCTGCAGGGGACTTTGGTTGGACGTGGTGCTGTCGCAACTCCTGCGGCTTACACCGGCTATATCGCAGACATCAACGATGGCACCACGTCCAACCGCATAGGCATCTACCGCCAAAGCGATTCTCAGCCTGTTGCTCAAGTGGTGACAGGCGGCGTCAGCCAAGCTCAGATGGGCATGGGTGCGACGTGGACGGATGGCGCGGCGCGGCGCTTGGCGCTTGCCTACGCGGCCAACGATTTTGCCGCCTGCACCAACGGCGGAACGGTTCAGACCGATGCGTCCGGGTCTATTCCGACCGTTACTCAAATGTCGCTTGGCCAGTTGGCCGGATCGGGTCGGTTCAATGGCTGGCTGCAGCAGATCGCCTACTACCCGACCCGCCTCCCCAACGCCACCTTGCAGGCACTCACGGCTTAAGACATGGACATATTTCTGAGAGCAGAAAGCGAGTCCGCCCTGTATGCCGCTTTGGGTGATGCTGGCGTGGTGGTGGAAACCGAGGGCGGTCAGATGACGGCTCCCGGCTACGCGCTGGACGTAATCGGCCCCATTGAAGGCGCAATCGGATTCCACGCCAACTTGCGCGGGGAGTTGAGCGAAGCGCAGATAGCGATGCTGCCGGTGATTGCAACCCCAAATAACCCCGTCCGAGTCTGGTTCTGACCATGGAAGCAACCATCGAAACCCCGCAGGACATCGAGAAGAATCCTGCTGGCGTGGTGCGCCGCTGGCTGCTCGAACTGAAGCTGGCTGACAAGCGCGAAGCCGACTGGCGCAAGAAAGCCCAGAAAGCCTGGGATCGCTACCGCCAGAAAGACGCCAAGAAGCACAGCTTCAATATCCTGTGGTCGAACACTGAAACGCTGCGCCCGGCGATCTACAACAGCCTGCCCAGCCCGGACGTGCGCCGGCGCTACAAGGATGCCGACCCCATCGGCAAGGCTTGCTCCGAAGTGCTGGCGCGCTCGCTGGAATATGGGCTGGATACGACCGACTTTGACGCTCAGATCAAGGAAACGGTGCTGGACTTGCTGCTGCCAGGCCGCGGTGTGGCGCGTGTGCGCTATGTGCCGAGCCTGCGCCAAGTGGGCGTGAGCGCTGAAACGCATACCGAAGGCGCTGAGCAGCACGAAGCGGGCGGCGAAGCGCTCGAAGGCGACAGCGAAGAACTGGAATGGGAGCAAACGCCCATTGAGCATGTGCAGTGGGACGATTTCCGCATGTCAGCCGCCAAGGTGTGGAGCGAGGTGTGCTGGATCGGGTTCCGTCACCGCATGACGCGGGACGAGTTGATTGAGAAGTTTGGCGAGGAGATTGGCCGAGAAATCCAGTTGGACAGCACGGACGATGAGGACGTGAAGGCCGAGCAAGACTCGACGGTGCAGGACATGTTCAAGACCGCAGAAGTGTGGGAAATCTGGAACAAGGACGAGCGCCGGGTGCTGTTCATCTGCGCCGGATATAAAAAAGCTCCATGCCTGTCGCTTGATGACCCGCTTAAGCTGAACAACTTCTGGCCAATCCCACGCCCGCTGTACGCGATTCAGGACAGTGCCAGCACGGTTCCCGTTCCGCTGTATGAGCTGTACCGCGAGCAGGCTGACGAGCTGGACCGCATCACCTACCGCATCAACAAGCTGGTGGACGGCCTCAAGATGCGCGGCGTCTATGACTCAACCATCACTGAGTTGTCCGAAGTGATGAAGGGGCAAGACAACGATCTGATCGCCGCCGAGAACGTCACTGCTCTGCTGGAGCGCGGCGGCTTGGAAAAGGCCATCTGGTTCATGCCGATTGAGCAGGCTGCCAAAGTCCTGCAAGTGCTGTATCAGCAACGCGAAGCGGCCAAGCAAGTCATCTACGAGATTACCGGAATCTCCGACATTTTCCGCGGCGCATCCAACCCCAACGAGACGCTTGGCGCGCAACAGATCAAGTCGAGCTGGGGCAGTCTCCGGGTCAATGATCTGAAAGGTGAGGTGGCGCGGTTTATCCGCGACCTCAACCGAATCCAGTCTGAAATCATAGGTGAGCGCTTCCAGCCCGAGACGCTGGCCACGATGACCGGGCTGAAATTTCCGACCGGCGAAGAAAAGCAGCAAATGCTGATGCAAGCCCAGCAATCCGGCCAGCCGGCGCCGCAACTGCCTCCGTCCTGGGATGAAATCATCGCCGTGCTGCGCGACGACAAGCAGAGAACGTTCAAGGTGGACGTGGAGACGGATTCCACGGTGGCCGCCTCGGTCGAATCCGACATGCAGGGCTTGAAGGATGTATTGGGCGCCATTGCGCAGACCATGCAAGCGTTCGGCCCCGCGGTGCAGCAGGGCGCGTTACCGGTGGAAGCGGTCAAGGAGATTCTGTTGACCATCACCCGCCGCGCCAAGATGGGCAATGCGGTGGAGGATGCGCTGGACAAGATCCAGCAGCCCAAGCCGCAGCAAGGCGAACAGCAGCAGCCGGATCACAGTATCGAGGTCGAACAGGTCAAGCAGCAAGCCGAGACGCAGCGCGAGCAGATGCGCATGCAACTGGACGCGCAGAAGGAGCAAGCCGCCCAGGCGCACGCCCTGCAAATGGAGCAGATCAAGCAACAGGCCGAAACCGAGCGCGAAATGATGCGTTTGCAGGCTGATCGCGAAATCCGTCTCTTGCTGGCCAAGATCGAGGAACAGAAGGCGGTGGAAGTGGCTGAAATCAACAGCGCCACCACGCTGGAGACAAGCCAGATCGCTGCTGCCAACACTGCAAGCGAGGCTGAATGATGATTAAGAGAATGCGGAAGGGCTATTACCTCGCCTTATCTGGCTATGAGGTCCTCAATACCCCGCGCAACCCGATTGACCGCCTATGGGCATGGTATTGCAATCGAGTCGCAGCACGCGTTCTGGCTGAAAGGGGTGCGTGATGGACGCAATCTTGCGCTGGCTGTCCGAGAAGGGCGGCGAACACGTCATCGAGTTCATCAAGGAGCAAGCCAAATCGCTGTCCGAAGCCCGAAACGAAGCCTACATCGCTCGCCAGGATCGTGACGAAGCCCTGAAAGCTGCCGCCAAGGCCAAGGGCGAACTGCGCTCGGCCCTGGATGCCGCCGCCGCACTCAAGCCGCAACTGGACGCCGCGCAAGAGCAGATGGCCGGCGCCATGTCCTACCGCGTGAAGCTCGAAGCGCGCATCAACGACCTGGAGAAGGCCAACGACCAGTTGAGCGCCGAGCGTGACGACCTGGAAGCCGCCCTGCGTCAGTCCGAGCAAGCCAATGCCAGCCTGCTGGAGTCGCTGGATGCGGAGAAGGCCCGCGTCTCCGACTACAAGGCACGGCTGGTTGCCATTGCCGATTTCGTCAAGACCAAACAGTAATGCCGATCTATACCGCCAAGTGCCACGCCTGCGGGAACGTGGAGGACTACGTGCGCCCGGTTGCGCAGTGCATGGACGTGCCCCATTGCTGCGACCAGCCCATGCAAAAGGTGATCCTTTCGGCGCCGATGGGCTTTGTGGAAAACATCGCCTATACGTCTCCGATTGACGGCCGGCCGATCACCACCAAGCAGGCGCGCATCGAGGATCTGCGCCGCTCAGGATCGCGCCCTTGGGAAGGGATGGATCAGGAAGTAAAGGTTGCGCGCCAGCGTGCAGCCGAGGAAGAAAAGAAGGCCGACCAAGCCATTGAAAAGGCTGTTGTGTCCGCTTGGCAGGCGCTGCCGAGTGACAAGCGCAAGGTTCTAGAGTCAGCCACCTGACTTCGTTCGGGCTACCGCCGCGAGGCGTCCCGCAGTGTTCCCTGGTGGAGAGGGGGAGCATTCAGACCTTAGGAAGATGATGAGCGAGCAAATCGACGACCTCTCGACAGAGGTAGAAGAAACGCAAAGCATGGATGACACCATCCGGCAGACCCTGGCAGACATTGAATCGCGGGGAGAGACGGAAGAAGTCATC